CCATTAAAGTTAGTGCAATTTTGAAACATTTGTTGGAATGAAGTACTAGAAACAGTAGGAGCATCTGTAGCACTAGCATCTAAATTAGTACATCCATAAAAAGCAGCAGAAGTAGATAAATCTAAAACTCCCCATTGTTTTACATCAAGCATTTTAAGCCTATCTCCAGCGTTATTGAATTGCCATCCTTGTAATGTTCCCTCTATGCTTATTTCGTATTGTCCAGCACTACTATAAGTATGTGTAACCTCTTGTTGATTGTAACTTGTTATTGTATCGCTAGAGCCATCTCCCCAGTTTACCGTAGCGTTATACGATCCACCACTAACCAATGGCATCATAAATTGAGTATTCAAGCTAGAGCCACTTGAAGTATTCTCTGTATCAATAGTAAACACAAATTGATTAGGAGCTGTCTGTGATAAATCTACTACGTCATTCTTCTCTAATAAAAGCACCATAGCATCTTTTCGACCTACTTCTTTTATGCTCTTGATAGAATAATTAGTAGAGCCATTAGAGATAAAGTACTGAGGAGAAACTCCAATGTTTGTTCTGTATCTTATTAAGCACTCTATACGCTCGTCATTGATTAAGGCATCAGCATCGAAGTTAGTGTTTCCACCTTTGAAGTCAAAGTCTGCATAGATGGTAACGTAACTATTGTCAGATACTACTCTCTCGCCATAAGCGTTAGTAGAGTAAGTCTGTGTGTATAGTTTTAACTTTCTATCTAGTTTGCCTATTATCATAGTTCAAGCAATCGGTAAGGAGTTAGTAAATGTTCAACCATTAATGGCAATTCGTTTACTTGTGTACCCATTACCACGTCTTGTCGGTTTTCGTAATATCTTCCTATTACAATATACATAGCTTGTTTTATAGCATCTTCAACATCAGAAGCTGCACTACCTACTACAAACTCAACCTCTACTGAGTTAGCTCGTTCGTAAGTGTCTGGAAAGTTACCGTCTTCAGCTTGGTATATCCTTCCTGGTTTTACTCTTATATCAACATCGTACTCAGATGTGTCAAGAGTTTGTAATGTATTGTCGGTATCATAATACTTAACGTGAGTAACACTAGCTACGTTACCTACTTGTAAATCCATATAAGGAGGAAACTCATCGTAGTAAATATTATATGTTTGTGTAATTAATCTACGTCTAGTAAACTGTTCTACTACATTAGTAGCAACACCTATCAACGAAGTGATATAACTATCGTCATCGTCATAGTCGGAATCAACTCTTAGAAAAGCCTTAGCCTCTGCTAAAGATATTGCAGTAGTAGCTGGTCCAGTCTTTAGTACTAACTTACCATAAGGTACATAGTTAGTCCCTCGTAAAGTGTTAAAGTTGTAGTCGTAGTATTCCATTTTAAAAAATAAATGGTAGGAGGTTTTACCCTCCCACCAATTAAAAATATAATTAAGCCTCGATTAATTTAACGAATGCTGTGTCATTTTGTACACAATCTCCATCAACTAAAGAAGTAACAATCATTCTTGTTTGTCCAATACCACCGTCAGTATAAGGGTCTACTAGAATATCTAGTCCACCAAACTGAGCAATGTGACATTTAGAGAAGTCTCCGAATAGAGAGTGGTCTTTACCAGCAGTTCCACCGTTTCCTACGTTTGGAGATACGAAAGAGAAGTAACCGTTAAGTTCTTTTCTAGCGTTATCATAGATAGGAGATACAGAAGCTACTTGAGCCAATCCTTTTACTGTAGCGTAAGCAGATGGGTTTAGTAAGTAAGCTAATCTTGAACCTTCTAACTGTACACCGTTAGCAATTAAGTCAGTTTCCATTTCTAACCAATCAGCAGCAGTAACCGTAGTTGGTCCAGTTGCAGCGTCAGCAAAGATAGAAGTAGGAGCGTTAGTAACGTCGCCAGTTCCTAATAAAGCAGCTTCTAAAGTAGCAGCTACAGATGCAGCCATATTTCTTCTTAAAGCAGCCTCAATACCAGAGTTTTGAGTTAAAGCCTCAGCAGAAACATTTACAATAGAGATAAGCTTCTTAGGGTCTAAAGTAACACTAGAAGCAGTACCGTTAGCAGCTGGAGCAGTACCACCAGCTTCTGGTACGAATCCAGAGTTGATTGCACTAAATACTGGGAACTTCATATTGTTCACACCAGAGTAAAAGTTAGCACCAGCAGAAGCTAAAACTAAGTTTGCTTCTAGTTGGTCAGTCCAAGCCATTACTTCAGTAGCGTTACCAGCAGCAGTACCTACAGCAGCACGAGTTAAAACACTTGAAGGAATTGCAATACCTTTGAAAGATTGACCAGTGTAACGAGCCTCGTTACGAGCTTCTTGGTCCATTTCTTTTACTAGACCTTCTAGACGTCCAGTGTAAGCAGCGTTCATCGCTTCTTGGAAAGAATACTCACGAACTTCTTTTGGAGCGTTTTCTCTTTCTTCTTTTACAGCTTTAGTAGCTTGTAGCTTCTCAAAGTTAGCAGCACGAGTTGCCATTGAGTTAAGCTCTTCTACCTTTTCATTTAAAGAGTCGAAATCTGTTTTCTCTTCAGAAGTTAAGTCTCTACCTTCAGCAGCAGAAACGATAGCTTCCATTTTTTCGATGTTTACAGCTCTCTCCTCTATGTAAGATTTTGAGTTTTTCATTTTACGAAAATTATTATTAATATTTATTTTTTAAGACTTTCAAACGCATTTCAGCGAGGGAGCGTTTCATTAAGTCTTTTTCTTCTTTTATGCCCTCTTCTTTTTCCTTAGCTAAGTTCTCTTCTAATTTCTTAGCCTCTTCTTTTTCTTGCCACTCTTCCATAGAACGTAAAGCAACAGAACTACTTGCAGCGTTGTAAGCTGGGTAAGTTACTGAGCTAACATCGTATAAGCGTGAAACCTTGTTTATAGTTCTAATATTCATTCCGTCTTTTATTTCCCAAGAGTCATCCTCTACAGTAAATGCAAAACTAGACTGGCTAATAGTACCATTCTTTAGCAACTCCATTAAGTCTCTAGCAGTAGATGTATTAGGCATATCAGCCTCGTAGCGTAGTCCCTTCTCATCTACAGATAGTCTTAAAGTGTTGTTAGTAGTTCTTGCTAGTACTAAGTTAGCATCGTGGTTAACTAAGAATCTTACGTCATCTTCTAATCTACCTTCAAATGCTTCTGGAGCAATGTACTCTCTAAAGCCACCTAAGTCATTAGACATTGAATTAAAGACTGCACCGTAGCCTACTACAGTTGGATTATCGCCATCCATTCTTAGCTCTAAATCTTGAACGTCAATAGTTCTTACTTCTTTATTTTTCATATTATCAAATTTTTCTTCTTTTTCTATTTCAGCTATCTTTCTCTTAGTCCAAGCGAAGCCAGGGTCTCCTCCCCATAATGCCCAAGCTATTCGACCAGCACTTGGGTAGCCTTCGTCTCCACTATAAAAGCCTTGACCTTCTTTGTCTACTTCGTGTCTACTTAAATAAGAGTACATTCTCTTAACAGTTCTTATTGAAAGATTAGCTCTGTTCTTTATATCTCTTGCTCTTGCAACACCTACCTCAGTGCCTCCTCTGCCAAACTCTTCTCTCCACTCTAAGCCTTGTGTAGCCTCATCAGCCATCTCTTGAGTTGGCTTAGTGTTTATATCCTCTAACGCTCTGTCCTCTTCATCTTCTAACTGAGCATAACAAACAGCTAGACGTTGGTCATTGTCATCGTACTCTTGCATAAACTCATCAGCTACACATCTCTCGATGAACTCCTCATCTGTTTCATTTATGTTTTTAGTTGGTATCGGCATCGTCTTCCTCTTCTACGTCTCCAACTGGAGCAAAGTTTAAAGGCATAAATAGTTGGTCTCCTTCTGGACCTACTCTATTTAAGTCTTCCATTCTTCTTATTTCATTAATGCTTAATGCACCTATACTAGCCATCTCTCTATAGTAAGTAGCTCTTGAAGAACTATCTCCTCTTAGTAAAGCATTGGCATCTAGCTTAATTGTAAAGTTACCGAATTCGTTTTGTCTAAATAGTTTACGGTTTAACTCTTGCTCTATAAGGACCATATAAGGAGTTAAAGTAAATCTAACAAAGTCAATACTTAATGCTTCTATACTTGAATAGTTTGCAGCTTTCTCTAAGTGTCCTATTAAAGATAAAGGTACTTTAAATACTCTAGCTATCTCTTCTATTTGAAAACGTCTAGTCTCTAATAACTGATACTTGTTAGCATCTATGTTAGTCTGCTCGAATGTCATTCCCTCTTCTAAGATAGCAGTCTTACCAGCTACAAACGAGCCAGAGTAGTTCTGATTCCAAGAGTTCTTTAATCTTTCTACAGCTTCTTTAGATAGTTTGCCAGGATGCTTAATCACACCACCTACTTGAGCAGAGTTTCCTAAGTAACTATTAGCAGTATCGTTAGATGCAATAGAAGTAGCTATAGTTGTATTTTGTGCTTTCAATATGCTAACACCCTCACATCCATTAAAGGATAAGTTAAAGAAGTGTAACATATCCTCTTTCATTACTCCTATCTCATAGTCTTTAATGTCGTAGTAAACATTGCCTTCGTGCATTATTACCTTAACATCTTGTGGGTTAATAGGAATAAGAGATACTGGTCGAGCATTAGAATCTCTTTCTATATAAAAATACGCATTCCCCTCTAACAATAAGTTAGTCATTAAAGTATCTAAGAATGTGTACGGTGTCATATACTCGTTAGGATAACGAGCTAGGAGTTGGTAGATTGGATGACTTACGTCAGTTATCTTGTCGTTATCATCCTCAACTCTATAAACTTTTATGGGTAGACTTGCTATTGATTCACTAATAACTCTAACACACGCAAAGACTGCACTAAATGTTAAAGATGTATCTCTAGTTACTGCTGTTTTGTTAGCTGCACCATACCCACCAAATACAGCTCTTAAAAAATTATCGCCCCTCTTCTCAGAACGTAAGAAGTCAAATAGTCCCATAAATTTGTAATTACTTTACAAAGATAACATTTATCGCAAAAGT